ATACAGAAGAAGGTGGTAGTAAACGGGCCGAAGACATTTTAGCAATGATTCGTAACCGACAATCTAACTAAAAAATAATATAGGGAGGGTCAATCCCTCCCTATTACTAACAAGGAGTGTAGTATGGCAAAACCATTTGACGTGAGTAAATTTAGAAAAGACATAACAAAAAGTATTGATGGACTAAGTGTTGGATTCCATGATCCAACAGATTGGGTAAGCACAGGTAATTATGCATTAAACTATCTTATCTCAGGTGACTTTTATAAAGGTGTACCAATGGGAAAGGTTACTGTTTTTGCTGGTGAAAGTGGTGCTGGAAAGAGTTACTTTGCAAGTGCAAACATTGTAAGAAATGCACAAGAGCAAGGAATATTTGTGGTATTAATTGACAGTGAAAATGCACTAGATGAGGCATGGTTACATGCACTTGGTGTAGACACAGATGAAAGCAAATTGCTTAAACTAAGCATGAGTATGATTGATGATGTTGCAAAAACTATTAGCACATTTATGAAAGATTACAAAGCAATGGCAGACGAAGACAGACCTAAGGTGTTGTTTGTGATAGATAGTTTGGGTATGTTGTTGACTCCAACAGATGTTGACCAGTTTGACAAAGGTGATATGAAGGGTGATATGGGTCGTAAGCCGAAGGCACTGACTGCATTAGTTCGTAACACAGTAAATATGATTGGTAGTTACAATGTAGGCATGGTGTGTACTAATCATACATATGCTAGTCAAGACATGTTTGATCCAGATGATAAGATATCAGGTGGACAAGGCTTTATCTATGCAAGTAGTATTGTTGTTGCCATGAGAAAACTTAAACTTAAAACAGATGCTGATGGAAACAAAACCAGTGATGTACATGGTATTCGAGCGGCTTGTAAAGTTATGAAAACACGTTATGCAAAACCGTTTGAAGGTGTACAAGTAGAGATTCCATATGCAACTGGTATGAGTGCTACAAGTGGACTTATAGATTTATTTGAGAAAAAAGGATTACTTGTAAAACAGGGCAACAGGTTAAAGTATACTAAAAAAGATGGTACAGAAATGCTAGAGTACAGAAAAGCATGGACTAGTGATAAACTAGAAATAATTATGATGGAACAAAATACGACAGATCTTATAAGTAATGATGAACCTGAACCTGTAGAAAAAACATTAGATGAAATGACTCCAGAAGAGTTATATGTTAAAGGTACAGAAGAACAACTAAAAGAAAGAAATGAATTATGATTGACTTTGAAGTTTTAGAATCATCATATAAAATTTTAAAAGAGTATATTCCTAGTAAAGATAGAAACCAAGCCGTTCAGCATTTAGTTGATGACTTACAAGAAGTATTGGATGAAGAACAACTAAAACAATTGGCAGGCATTGATACACATCTTCGTGAGGCAATAAAAGATATACTTGGCGAAGATGAACACGTAGATGAATTTGAAGATGAAGAATGGTAAAAGTTGAATTACTTTCCTATAAAAACCAAACCTGCATGTCAACTTAAATGGGCATGGAGCACAATCAGACTATATGAAGGTAGCACCAGTAGTTGCCATAGAATAGAAAAAGATTTTCTTTCTGTTGATAATTTTGATGATTTTCATAACACTGAAAATAAAATTAATGATAGGAAGAAAATGCTTTCTGGTGAATGGCCGGGACGTGGGTGTGAGTACTGCAAACACATAGAAGATGCAGGTGGTACTAGTGATAGAATGTATCAGTCTAGTATACCCAATCAATATCCTTTAGAACTAGACAAAGACCCTACTGCTACAATGATAAATCCAACTATTGTTGAAGTTTACTTTGACAACACATGTAATTTAAGTTGCTTGTATTGTTGGGACGGATTTAGCAGTAAAATACAAGCAGAAAATAGGCGATTTGGAAGATTCGAAAAAGATGATGTTGTACTAGATAACTTTGCAACCAAAGTCGATAAACTAGGTACAATAACAGATAAGTTTTTTGATTGGTTAGCAAAAAATCATTCTACTCTAAAACAGTTTCATTTCTTAGGTGGTGAGCCATTTTATCAAGCACAGTTCAATAGGCTGTTGAAATTTTTTGAAAATCATCCCAGTCCACAATTAGAATTTACAATAGTATCTAACCTAACGGTTGCACACAATAAGTTTGTTACACAAATAGAAAAGATAAAAAATTTAATTGCAACTAAAAAAATCAAAAGATTAGATGTAATGGCTAGTATTGATTGCTTTGGTAAACCTCAAGAATATGTAAGATATGGCATCAACTTAAAACAGTTTAAAGAAAATTTTGAATACTTGGCTAGTCAACGTTGGATATACTTAAACTTTAATCAAACACACACAGGACTTACAATCAAGACTGCACCAGATGTAATAAAATATATGGCAAGACTAAGAAAGAAATACAAACGACCTATAGCACACAGTTTTGGCGAAGTTGTGTTCAGTCATAGTTGTTTGCGTCCTGGTATATTTGGTAAAGGATTTTTTGATAAAGATTTTGATAAAATTTACAAAGCAATGGAAAACTATGATGAAGATTGGCAAAATCAACAGATGCTTGGTTATATGCAAGGACTACAGAAAAAATACAACAACCAATCTAGAGATTACAAAGAAATAAAAAAACTAGGTGTGTTGTTAGATGAAATAGATAGACGTCGAAACTTAAATTGGCGTAAAACATTTCCATGGTTGACAAAATTAGTAGATGAAAGTAAAATAAAATAATGGCACAATGGTACGGAAAAGTAACTCAAGATTTATCTAACATTCCTGCATTTATCAGTTACTATGAAATTGAATTACAAAATGCACGAATAGAATGTTCAGTAAAAGGAATACTTGAGAAAAATATTTCTGCACTGCCTGGTATTACTGAACGCAGATTTAATCAATTACAAGAAATTGAAGCAGTGCTTAATTTTTTAAATATACAGTTGAGAAAAACAAGACGTAAACACTTCCAAAAATATTTGGAGGGATATCAAAGAGCACTTACAAGTAGAGATGCTGAGAAATATGTTGATGGTGAGGATGAAGTAATTGACTTCGAAACTATCATTAACGAAGTTGCATTACTTAGAAACAAATGGTTAGGTATTATGAAAGGTCTTGATTCAAAACAATGGCAGATGGGACACATTGTAAGATTGAGAACTGCAGGTATGGAGGACATTAGAATCGATGACTAATTGGGAAGATTACACAATCAGTCATGCACACAGTCTTAGAACACTACAAATTTTAGATAATTTTGACGACTTTAAACGTAGTGTAAAAAATCTAGTTGATATAGGTGCAGGCAAAGGATTAGATGCTAAATTTTGGGCAGACATGCGAGATGTTCCTAATGAAGATGGCACTCCTGGCAGACTTTTAAACATAAAATGCACTGCCGTGGATTTAAAAAATTATATGGAAGAACCAATTCCTCGTAATTTAGATTTTACAGGACATGACTTTAACAGTGGTCCTTTTCCTTTTGGTAAAAAGAAATTTGATGTGGCTTGGTGCCATGGCAGTTTACAATATGCACATTCTCCTATACAAGTTCTAGGTAACATCAATAATATAATGAATAAGAATGGTATGTTATATTTGTGTGTTCCAATGACAGTTAATAATGCATACAATAAATTTGAAAATTATACACCAGCAAAATTTTTAAACACATTTACTCTTACACAAATTATATACTATATTGCATTGAATGGTTTTGATTGTAAAGATGCATATTTTAATAAACCTCCAAACGAAGATGCAATAGAAGTTTTAACTTACAAAAATACAAAGCCTTTTGATTATACCACTACATGGTATGACCTTGTAGAAAAAGATATCTTTAATGAAAATATGACCAGTATAATTATGAACAAAGGCTATTTGACCAATCAAGGTCTAGTAACAAAATGGATAGATGGAAATGTGCAAGACTTCACTTGGCATTAAAGTTTTGCTCTAATTCTACGCCATTGCAAACCAATTTCATCAGCAAACCATTCAACATAACTTATACGTCTTAACCAGTTGTTTCTATCAGGTTTACTAAGCCACTTGTCTATTTTACTTCCTACTTCATATGCAAGACTAGATTCACTAACAACTG